ACCGCACGACCCTGCGTGGTGCTGGTAACGTCCTGATCACCTCCCCGGTCATCGCGTCGATGCTTGAGTCGGCTGCGAAGCTTGAAGGTGGCATTGATAAGGGTGACGGCCCGACTAACACTGCTGCGGGCGGTCAAGTTCAGTACGTTGGCAAGTTCGCTGGCAAGTATGACCTGATCGTTGACCCGATGTTCCCGGAAGACGAGATCATCGTTGGCTACAAGGGTGCGAACGCGATGGATGCTGGCTTCTTCTACTGCCCGTACATCCCGCTCCAGCCTCTGGATACGGTTGTTGATCCTGAGACCTTCCAGCCGAGAAAGGGCATCCTGACTCGCTACGGCAAGGTCGCTGTTCAACCTGCTTCGCGCTTCTACCGCGTGATCAGAATCATCGGTCTGGGTACTGACTTCCTGACACCTCAGGTCTTCCGTAACACGGACATCAACGGTGCGAGCTTCGGTAACAATTACTCGATCACGAGCTAATAGCTACTAGCTAAACAACGGAAGAAAGGGCTCAGTTTTAAACTGAGTCCTTTTTTCATTTCTAGAGTAAATAATAATGATATGGGCGAGAAAATAGGAATACCAGTTGTTAAGTCTTACGGGTCCTCTTACGGAACCTACGGTGGTGGTCGTTTAAAAGATTATAAAAGCCCTAAGGACACCGACCTCAATAATAAAGACTTTAAAGGCGTAAACGAATTTAAGACGTTCAATAAAACGATTAAAGATTACGTCTTGGCCAAACTTGGATTCCCAGTAATCGATGTTGAACTCGATGACTTTCAAATCCAACTGTGTGTTGATGAGGCCATTTCCAAGTTAGAGTATCACGCTCCTGACTGGATGACTCAATACGCCACCTTTGATACGTCAGCAGGTATCAACGTCTATGAGTTACCTCAAGAGGTAGCAGACAACCTAACTGATGTACACTATAGAAAAGACTTTTTCAAATTTGGGGCTTCTCCTGGCTCACTTGAGTATGATTTTTCTATTATGTTTTTTACGAATACTGGCTTATTTAACAATTATAACGTTAGTCAGTATCTTCTAATGCAGCAGTATTTGAAGCAAGTAAAGAATGTCCTAGGCCAGATGTCTACATTTCAACTGGTTAATAACAAATTCTTACACATATTCCCTAAACCTGAAGCAAATGATGAGTGTGTCCTTGTAGAGTTTAGAGCTTTTGATCCAAATACAATCCACCACGCTTACAAAAATTGGGTACAGAGATTTACTCTAGCGTTATCCAAAGAAATATTAGCAGGTATTAGAGGTAAGTATGCGACCCTTCCTGGTCCTGGTGGTGGGACAAGGCTTAACGGTACTGAACTCATGCAGCAAGCTGTTCAAGAAAAGAAAGATCTACTTGAAGAGTTGATGACTGAGATAGAAGCACCTCCGCTTTTTGATATATTCTAATGAAGTATAAGGTAACAACACCGCCTACTAATTTCCCAGATTCTGACCAAAGAGACACTCGCCTGTCTCTCTTCAAGAAGAGGAACGATAAGAATCTGTTTAATCTTGTAGATGCTGAGAACATCAAGCTTTCTGGCTCACGGGTGCTTGTTTACAAATATGTTCCGTCCAATGATATCGACGATGTGTATCAGGAATCTAGACAGAAAACAATAGCTCCTGAACCCGTTGCTTTATGGGCGCACTATGACCCTCGACCTGTCGAGGAGAACTTAACCCAGTTTGGTGTAGAGATGCAAATAGATCAAGTATTTGTGTTTAACAAATCTTACACAGAGACCGCGCTAGGTCAGCCGGTTGAGATTGGGGATATCATTGAGCCAGAATTCCAAGACATGAAGTTCGAAGTGTTTGAGGTTCAAGAAGATAGCTTTGAAGCCTATGGCGTTTACCACTTACTAGTACACGCTAAGTTACTCAGAGACTCTCAAGATATTCACAACGAAGATATTTTTGATAAAACGGATAAGCTTGGAGGTTACGAACGATGAACGTTGATGACATTAAACAACGCATCGTAAAGATGACTGAGACTAGGCTTCTTCCGAGGATTGATAACGTATACAAGGAAAGTCTTAGGCAGATGATTGCCACCTTTGGAAACTTATATTACATTGATGGTAATGGTAATAGGATAAGGGTGGACTGTGCTCATGGAAACTCTGAACGTATAGCTGGTCGGCTAAAGTCTGATAATAACATAGTCCTGCCCTTCATTACTGTCTCTGAGGTTGATTCTGCGAGAGACGCTAAAAGAGAACGTTTCAGCCCACTTCTAATGCATAATGTTCATTGGGACAATCAAACTAGGAGAGCAACCAGAGTTCTTAGCTTGGCCCCACGCGCAGTTAACATCACCTATGAGATAAACA